GAAGATGCAAATCTGATTTCAGATGTTATTCTTCTCATTTCAGAAGCCACTGCTGCTGCAAATGTATGTGCACAAGAATTAGCTATAAAACAATACAGGAGAGCAGAGAAGTTGCTTAACCAACTTGCTACCCGTTCTTGTTGTCAATTTTAACTATATGGCAAAGTGCTCTAATTGTGGAGCTAATGTAGGATGCGGATGCAATCTTATAAATGGACTCTGCAAATCATGTTTCGAACTATTAAAGAATGGTACAAGCAAATTTAACAACCTGCTCCAATTGTCCCTCTATTTTGGATGTAATGTGTAGTATAGATGCTAAACTAGCAACCTATTGTGCTAACCACTATAAGAATGCTAGCTTTGAGCTCTGTCTGCCTCACCCCAAGGATGTCATCCTAAAATTGATACAATATAGGAGAATATTAGAAAATAAGCTATTCAATCCTACATATTCAAATTACTCAACATCTACCCTCATATCACGAATTAAAGTACTATTAAATGCCTGAATGTAAAGATTGTTTTAATGGCTGTGGCCCTATCCAGTTTGACAAATGTATAAGTTATACGGGAGAGGATGTAGATGAATTGTCCATATGTAACATGGACAAATATGATAAGGTGACCAAAGTCATCATAGATAAACTACTTTCATTTAGTGATGGGACGTCTATATTCCCTGATGTTACACTCACTACAGCAAGTAAGTGCTTTTATGTAGGTAATAAGTTTCCTTCCACCACTAATAGCTTGAAAATAATTCTCGATACATATGCAACTATGTTTTGTGAATTGAAGATTGGTCTTACAGACTTAACGACAGCAGTTAATAGTCCTTACGCATTTAACACTTCATGCTTAACAATAGGAGCAAATCCTAGTAAGGATGATGTTCTGCAAGCTAATATAAATAAAACATGTGCATTAAGTGCACAGGTTACAACTATATTAGGTGATTATGTTAAGGCTAGTCAGCTAAACACTCTTATACAACAGTATATAGATAGCACTGTTGTTGTCTCCACTGTACAATATAGCACTAAGATGGTGCCATTTGTAGCATATGAATACTACGGCCCACTCACCAATTTTAATGCGGCTGGTGTAGGATTAACAGCAGCTGGATTCACAAAGGTGTATTTATGTAATGGTGATAATGGCACTCCGGATAAAAGAGGAAGAGTGACAGTGGGTGCAAACGTTGGTGTTCCCGGTGGAGCAATGGATGCAGCCGTTAATCCAGCAACAGCTGGAAACTACCAAATCTCTTTAAAGACTAAATTGGGAGAATATAGACACCTTCTTACATTAGGAGAATCTCCAGCACATACACACACAGCTACAGCTGCTGACCACTATCACTATGTATTCGCAAATGTTAAAACTGAAAGTGGCCCAGTAACAAGCTCTCAATACACTATAAGGGAATCTGGAGACGCCAATTCTGCTTACAGTATAAAAGGAACTGCAAACATTCTACCTTCTGTAGGAAAAACATCCACTGCAAATATTCCTATATCAGTGGGGACATCAGGTGGCGGTCAATTACACAACATCACACAACCTTCTATTGGAGCGTACTTTATAATGTACATCCCTTAGTAATTAAAGAATAAAAGTATATATGCCATGCACTAATTGTGGATCTAATTCTTCTGCTGTAAATGTCTTTGACGTTCAGTACATTTATAATAGTAATTGTACTGATTGTAATGATAATTGCAATGGGAATGTTGTGGATGCCAAATGTGTTGGATATTTTGGGCCAAATCTTACATGTTCCACTATAGCCACTAATGATTCATTAGAATTAATCCTGCAAAAGCTGGAAGATAAGATATGTGTAGTGGCAGCAGATTATTCAACGTATAATATTCATTGTTTAACAGGCCCTATCATCACTGAGGCTGGATTTGTATCTGCCATCACTGCGTATGCCTGTGCCACCAACACTGCTCTTGTAACATTTACAGGAACTACGTTTCCCACTTACCAATCCACTGTTAATACAAGATTTCACGCAATAGAGGTTCCGGGACTCACCTGTTCTAATACAGGAGCCGTACCAACTGACACCTTACAGGTGGTGTTGCAAAAGTTCTGTACAGAGATTGCTCAAATAGACGATGAATTAAATATAGATGGTGTTGAATGGGATCAGTGTTTCACTGTAACTACACCACCCACAAATATTCCTAGTGGATTTGGTTTAATACTTGATCAGATATGTCAGGTGAAAGCCTTAATAGGTGATGCTAGTCTACCAACATTTAATAACGTAGGAAGTTGTTTGGCAAGCCCCGGTGCAGCAGATAGCTTAGTTGACACTATTACGAAGATTAAAACAAGATTGTGTCAGACAGGCGCTATTACAGTTAATACATTAACATCTAGTTGTGTAACTATTCCATCATCTCCTCAGGATTTACAAACACTGTTACAAAATATGCTAACAAAAGTGGATGTTGCTTTAAAGGCACTTCCAACATTTGATAGCGGTGATTTTACAGTGACAAACGTAAGTGATGGTAATTTGTGTTTAGGTAAAAATGTAGCACTAGCTAGTTCTTTAAATGCAGATAGATATGTAGCCAGCAATGATGCTGATACAGATCCCGGCACATTATTTGATAAACTGCAAGCTGGTACAGGAATAACGCTTGGTTATGGTACACCGGGTAAGGTGATTATAACAGGTTCTGGCACCACTGATGATCATAAAGTGTTAGCAGATACAGTGGATGACACTCCGGGTTATTTAGATCAGAAGCTCGAAGGGATGAATGGTACTAGTGGCATATCAGTGGACACTAGCTATAACACCACCACTAAGAGAGTGGAGATAACTCCATCGATAGATATGCAGGATTTCTTTTCAAGCTTGGTTAGTTTCTTAAATGCTAATCCTGATCAGAAAACTGTATTATGTGAATTAATTGCAAACTGTCCTTCTCCATGTGCTCAACCTCAGAATGTATCAGCTGTTTACATTAGTGGAGGTGGTACAACTACAACAACTACAACAACTACACCTTAATGGCGTATGCGATTTACAATATAACCTTCACTCCCCCTCCGGGGAGCTATGGTGTTCTTATAGAATACAGAGAAAATACATCTCTTTCTACATGGATTACACCAACAAGCCCCGGTAATCCTACATTAAGTTCTCCTTATCCTTTAGCACTAGAAGAAGGGAAAAGTTGGTATATAGGAGTGACGTCAATCGGTAAGACATGTACACAAGGCAGGAAAATCATTGGGCCAATAAATGTACCAGTGAGTTCTACATGTTGTCCTCCAACATACACTTTATCAGTGGATGGCACATATTGTTACAAATATAATGATGTAGATGCCACACCTCCTAGCGCAGGAGAAAACACTGTAGCTAAAACAGCATCAGCATATTCTACATGCGGAACGTATATTTATGATGCAGGATGGGCTATTGATGGTACTGGCACCTCTACACAAATATCTCTATCCAATCCATTTTGGAAGAATGGCGGCACTTGTGCCGATCATAACACTACAGATGGGCCATTAAATAGATCTGGTTTGTGGGCCACCACTACAACAAGTGATCAGGATATAGGATTTTCTGTATGTATTACAGCGCCAACCACTAAGACATATTATGTTGGAATAGGTTGTGATAATTTAGGAATTATAAATCTAGATGGAACAAACATTTTAACACAAGATCCTGATGCACTCGCAATTCAATACGGTGTTGGAGTAAATGCTACATTTAAAGTGTGGCATGTTTATCCAGTGCTGATAACAGCAGGCCCACATGTAATAGAACTAATAGGTCATAATGTTGCTATATTTGCTGCAATGGGAGCAGAAATATATAATAATACAAAAGCTCAAATACAAGCTGCCACTTCTTATAGTGGGCTAAACTTGGTGTTCTCAACTAAAGACTATAGAGGCCAACCAGTGCAATTAGCTAGTGATGATACAGGGTATAGTTGTCCTTCAGGATATGCTCTTGTGGCATGTGAAGATCCTTATATATGCAGACAATTACTAACAACTTCTACAACAACGTGTTAACATGGCTATTATATCAACATCAGCAACATCAATAACTTACGGATCGAATTTAAGAATTGGATATAGAGCAGCTTTCTCGACATCTGGATTTACATATCTAGCATATGTGCCAAGTTATAACGAACTTCCTTATCAGTTTAATGTTCCTTATTCTGGGCAATGGGAAATAGAATATACAGAATTATGTCCAGCATGTTCTGGAGCTAAATATTCTGATCCTGTCACTGTACTGGT